ATTTTTATCTACCAGAGTTATTTTACCCAATTCATTCCAACTATAATATCTTATAGAAATACCAAATTGACGACGCATGATAGGATCTATGCGTCTATTAATAAAACGCTTCCAATTAACCGAATTAGTTACGATATAAAATAAATCGCGATTCTCGATCATTAAATTCGAAAATGCGCTATCATTTAAAAGTCCTAAAAAGGATTGTATAACGGTTGAAGGATTGGGTATTCTCATATTAGTTTCCAATAGATCTATTATGTAATATCCATTATTCTCCAAAATTAAATTCGCCTGTATCTCTGGGTAGTTTTCTATGTACGCTTTAATGTCATGCGCACTCGGATACGTAAATAAACTTCTATTATTATTTGGAGGTACGATGTGTGTATGATATACTATATATTGCTTAACTTCATTCGCCGTAGCTCGTACAAATGCGTGGTTATGATTTGTGCGCGCCGTAGGCGAATAAAATTTTACATAGTTTCTCGTATTTTTTAACGTAAACGGAATCACACCAACGTATTCCGCTTGATTTCTCATAGATTTATTGACGTATATATCTTTGAGATTATCAACTAATTTTTTACTCATCCGAACAGATAAATACCTATTATTGACATTCGTGACCGTGCCGAGGTTATACACGTTTTTCGGGATGTGTAACTTTTTTATATTTTTGTACAACTTATTGATCGACACATAAGGATCTTTCCTTGCATTTCCCAATTTAACGCTTCTATTTCTACCCTGTCTTTTAACGGTCTCTGCTCGACGTTTAGCAGTACCAGGTGTGGTAGTCTTTTTTATAGGCGTTCTGGTTGCCATATCTTATTATTCTAATATATTTTTATCTACCATGCCCCTGTTTAGTAACTTTAAATTGCGGGGCTATTCGCCCCTTTATATTCTTGGGATCTAAATTTGATATATTTTGTCTGGGGTTGAACAATTTTTTATGCGCTTGCCAGTATTCTGGTGCTCCTACTTTAAAATTCTTATGTAAACGTGCTTTATACCAAAATACACAATCTTCTATACGATTACTCTTACTGGTATTATCTAATACGATACATTCATAATTTTCAGTACAAGCATCCATAACTTTATTGAACATATCGAAATTGGGAAATATACCAAAAAATGATTTATAAAGTTTTTCACGATTTTGGATAATATTTTCCCGTAATACGAAAACGTAGTCAACGTTAGCACGTAGTGCGGGTGGTAAATCCATACAATATTGCATGGTCAACATGAAAAATAGGCGCCAGTGACGCCCATTCATAAATACTTGCCTGATACACGTGTCACGCATGAATTTACTATCGTACATACAGTCGTCTAATAATAGAAAGGCTCCGCAATTTGTTTTACCCGCACCTACAAGTTTCCTCTGTCTTTCCATCACTCGTTCTATAGCATCCCTGTCATAATCTCCATATATAAATAAATCGGGTACGTACTGTTGATAATAATGATTACCTTCTTCTGTCGCAGATAATACGATACCGGCTGGTAAATGTTTTTTATGCCATAAAATATCAGTTACCAATGTCGATTTACCTGTATTACGTTTGCCTATAAATATACACACTTTATCATCCGCAATTTTAGCAGGATTAAATTTTCGCAAACGTAAATCCATCTATAATACTGCCCCGTTTTATTTCATAAAATTTTACTCACATGTATTAAGAATGGCAGGTCGCGTACAACTCGCCGTCAGGGGTATCCAGGACCAATGGCTTAACGGTGACCCACAATTTTCGTATTTTGTTAGTATATTCAAGAGACATACCAGATTTTCTACCGAATCTGTAGAAATACCTTTGGCTGGGGATATTTCATTGGGTAAAACGATTCATTGTAGAATACCAAATAACGTTGGAGATTTATTACGCAGTGTAATTTTAAAGGTTAAATTAAGTAATTTACCAGCTCATGATGTATCCGGAACACCGCCACACTATCATTTCTATAACCCACCCATGTTAAAAAATATAATAAAGCACGTGGATCTATTAATAGGTGGACAAACTATCCAAAGAATAACGGGTGATTATATTTCTATGTATGACCAATTATACAGTAATAAAGATGATATAGACCAAACAGTTTATTTCATGAATGGACATGGTAATCATTTAACCGTATCCGATTCATATAATACGTTTTATGTCAATTTACCATTTTATTTTTTTAGGCATCCTAGTTTATCGATACCTATATGTTCTATAACTAAACAACTAGTGGAGATTAAAATAACCTTCAAAAATGTGGATGAAGATATAAGCTTTAAATATACTGTCGAAAACGACGGTAATGTACGACGTGAAAAAACGACTGATGGATCTATAATAAGCGCATCACTCATAACAGATTATTATTTCATAACAGACGATGAAAAGCGATTTTTAATGACGCGTCCTATGGAATATATCATAACACAATTACAAAAATCTACTATAAAGTTTAAACCAAACGAAATATCCAAATCTGCTTTATTAAAATTTAAAAATCCCGTAAAAGAGCTTTTCATCTTAGCAAAAGAAGCTACAGATTCCATACAAGGAGAATCGTATGATGTGTTATTAGATACCGATTCGAATAATCAATCATTTTCAACCGTGATAATGGGAACAGATTCAAAATTCAAAAGATCTGATCACAGAATAATAAAAAACGTGAAATTTACATGTAACGGTGCAACAATTTTTGATAAATCTGGTACAGAACTCGCTTATCACAATTCATTAAAAACGCATACTGGGTGTCCCAATCCCGCATATGAATTTTACATACATCCATTTTCACTATACCCCGAAAAATACTATTCAACTGGTCAATTGAATATGAGCAGAATTATTCATAAACATATAAACATAGAAATGGAAGATGTATCTTCTACACGTGATACTAATGTAGATATATACGCATTAAATTACAACGTATTAACCGTAAAGAGTGGTTTAGCGGGTTTAAAATTTTAAAAAGTAATAATAGTAATGGCCGGCCGTGTTCAACTCGCTACAACCGGTTCTCAGGATGTATTTTTTACAGAAAAACCTGAATACACCCATTTTATAAAAAATTTCAGGAAACACGCGAACTTTGCTGTATACGATATAAAACACGAACTAAAGGGTGAAGTTTCATACGGAAGTAAATTAAAATGTACAATTCCAGCTGATTCGGGTGATTTAATCAAATCTGTTAGATTACATATCAATTTATCCCAATTAAAACGAGATAACGTGTATTATAAGTACACGGAATCTATAGGTCATGCTATAATAGAATATGTTGATTTGATAATAGGAGGTCAATTAATACAGAGAATTCCACGGGATTGGTTACAAATTTATAGTGAACACTATATAACACAATCAAAACAAACAAATTTATCTAAATTAATAGGTAAAAATCCGAACGAAATATCTGGCGAAGCTGTATCTTCGGCTATAGATAATTATTTAGATGATGCTATTACACCCAAAACATACGTAGTTGATATTCCTTTTTATTTTCACAATAACCCAGAATTATACATTCCATTACGAGCTTTTAAAGTACATGAATGTGAACTAGAAATCCAGTTAAGTGAGAAAAAATTTTGTATTTACGATTATTTAAATATAATTAATGAAGGATTTGATGAATCTACAGCAATTATTAATTCTGTGGATTTATACACTGAAATGGTATTATTAGATTCCTCGGAACAAAAAATGATAGAAAAGATGCAACGTGATTACATAATCACTCAAATCCAATGTAATACGTTTAGAATACCAGCTTCTGTAGAAGATGGTAATGACAGTATGAAATTTAGATTGAATTTTTCAAATCCAGTGAAAGAATTGTATTTTGTAATTTCACGTGTAAGTAAGGAAGACTCGATATATAGTTATTTTGATTACGATCACCCCGCACAAATATACCCGATAAACGGTAGATATATTAATTATGAAAATCTTGTAAGTTTAGAAATGATATTAGATAAAGAAGTCATACTCGATAACGTAACAGGAAATCTAATAAATCTCAGAGCGGTTCAGAGTGGAATACATCATTCTAGAACGCAATTATTTAGGAGATTTTATTCATATAGTTTCGCATTGGAACCAGAAAAATGGTATCCCACAGGACACATAAATTTTAGTAGTATTAAAGATCAAATCATAACACTCAAATTAAATAATAATACAAGCGATGTAAGAGAACTTAGAGTTTACGCGCTAAGTAATAACATATTCAGAATTAAAGATGGATCAGGACAACTTATCTTCCCAAATGGTTCAATCGGCAATTGATATAGTCACACCTGTTTTAGAAAACGCGGTAGTTTTATCTGGACAATACGCAAAAGCGTGTGGAAGAAACATAATTCTCGCGAAAGACATGGAATATTGTATGAAATACTGCGCTATGAACACAGTGGGTGATAGAATTGGATCATATTTCCCAGAAATTTACACAGAAGACGAATCGGATGATGAAGAAAATATAGAAGTCGTGGACGATGAGGATCATCAGTTTGAACCTTATTCAGGTGATGACGATAAATTCAAACGCATAAATGATGCGTACGACGCGTGGGAATCTTGGAAACCCACTAACCCGTCAGAGGAGATGATTAAAAATGCTATTGATAGTAATGAAAACATGTCCTACTCCACAGGGATGGAGTAAGAAAAAATATAAATTGTTTAAGAGTGATGACGGTTCGGAATCAAGTTCAGAATCTGAATCGGGAACGGAATCGGATTCTGAAGAAGATGAAAAAAATAAAGATAAAACCACTATCAGGGGATACAGCAAGACAGGGAAATATAAAAAAATTTTAATCGAAGAGGAATTGTTACCAGAATAAAAAAATATCTATATAGTATAAAAAATGTCTGCAGAAGCTGCTACCGATACACTCATGGCCATTTCCCGTGAACTTGAGACTCAATCTCTTAACGCGGTTGTAGCCGGCTTTTCTTTCGCCGCTGCGCTCTCTTGGATGGACCTTGTTCGATGGACTATCCATCAGGTTGTACGGGTTCAGAAGAATGGCGGTCTTAACTATGGTCTTACCGCCCTTTTCACTACTCTCCTTTCCGTCGTAGTTTACATGGTTATTTCTCGTTTATCCAAGCGTGTCAGGAAGCCTGGTTCCCCTGTCTACGCGATTACTCGCTAATTCGTCTTGGTTTTGTGAGCATAATGAAAAACATACCCGTTATCACTATCAAAAAAATGTATAAAAATGCATTCCATTTATTCAGATCCTCTATATCGGGTATCTGAATAGGTTTCGGAAGCGAAAAATCCTTTTTCACGATGGGTATAGTTTTAAGTTTATCTATTGTACATGTCATGTTTAATTTAAGTATATGATTTGCGTTTCTAAAATCATAAGGAATCAAACGATTATTGCTACTATAATAAAATTGTATTCTTAATTTGCTTATATTCTGTGATCCGGAGTCAAAATTGTGTTCAATTATATCGTCTTGACCAGAATAATTAACTACGTCCCCGCACATCAATATACGACCAGTATAAAATGGTGTATCCGAATATACAGTTTTGTTTAATTCTTCCGCACCGCTACTTATTTTTATAACAAGCGCATCCGGTCCCTGTAAATTAATACTTCCCGTAGTTAATGTTTTATCTGTAGAAGATATATTGTTAGCCGGGAGACCTAAAACGTCGTGTGGAGTAGTTTTACCCATCGCCGGTGAATTTGAATAATAT